TTGGCCTTATCAACACCTTCGCGCATCGTTTTGTAATTCTTAGATACCAAAAGTTTACGGTTGAACTCTGATTCATACGAACCATCTGCGGCTTGTGTGAAATCAGTTTCCATTAAAGATTTAAGTTTCTCAGGGTTATGCGCAAACGCTGGTATACTTGAAAGACTTGCCTTAATCGCTGCGATTTGTTTCTCGTCACCCTGAGCTTCGTACAACGCTTTAATCGTAGATCCGTACGCTGCGTCCGTGTCTTTTTCCTGCTTCTCTTTGTCAAGCTGGATTTTTTGATCGTGCTGTTGGTTTGTATAAATTGCGTTCTCGCGTTTTTCTTTAGCGATACGGTCGTTTAAATTCTGTACTGTATCTGCATCGAAATCTCTACCGAAGTACTTAACGAATTTCTGTGCATCATAGAAATGACTTTGACTACCAGAGGCTCTGGCTTTCTCGATGTACCCATCAACGCCAGCTTTTACTAGGTTAATCTTTCCATCTCTGATTGATTTAATTTTATCAGCGTCAGCCATATCGTTATAGCTTAAGTAAGCTTTTTCCATTTTGTCTTGGGCTAACATAATGTTTGCTGGGTTATCCATGACTTCTTGCTGATAGCCGGAAACGATTTTCTCTAGGCGAACTTTATTACTCTGACCGATCTTACCGATCTCAGTAGCCATTTGTGTCCCGTACATTTTCGCGCGCTCACTGGCAACGCCAGCTCTGATCGAGGCTTTAACTGTCGGGTCATTAAATCTTTTTAATACTTCTTCTTCGGCCTTTTGTGCCTGTTCAAGAAAGCGTTTTCCGGCAGATACGCCGTCGTTTGAATCCCCGACCTGAACTGCGCGTGCAGTTTCTTCGCGGGAAATTCTTTCGTATTCCTGACGAATTAATCCTTCGCCAGTCGTTGTGTCTAAGCTATCTTTTTGTGCCTTGGCTTTTTTATTCGCGGAAATAATTGCTCCGGCAAGGTCTACACCTTGGCGTCCGGCAACGGTAAATGCGTCAGCTAATAGTTCATCTGCTGATTCTCCGCTTAGTGCTGCAACGGGTGATCCAACTTGTAAGACTTGTCCACCGTTAAAAATTGGTACTTCAGCCATCTAAACTCCTAGTAATATTTCTTTTTTGGGGTGGTCGTTGTGTCAGTGTCTTCTGGCTTAGTCGTGAAAGCTGTTCCGCCTGCACGTGTGTAATCAGCCGCAACACCAATCGCTGTGCCCGTTGCTTGAAGCATATTGTAGCCAGTTGAATTAAGCATTCTTGAAACTTCTTCTGACTGCTGTCCACGCATACTTGCAAGTTCAATTTCAATCGCACCTTTTTCTCTGATAGCGAATGTCTCGTCGATAAAGTTCTTTAAAGTTCCTGCAACAGTAACTACCGCTGAACCTTCCATAGCAACGCCACTGGCTGCGTACGCTGATACTTGCTGACCGATCTTACTTGTGTACTCAAACTCCGTTAACTGTTGCTGGCGCATCATTGCAGCGCGAGCGAAGTCAGCTTGCTTTTTATAGAATAGGGCATTCTTGGCTTCTTGCCTTGCCTTGGCTTTGTTGCTGCTCCATTTACCTAGTATTTCTACTCCGGCAGAAACCAGCATTACCGCTGTAATTGGATCCATCTATCCCTCGTAAGTTTGACCGCGCGGAGTAATACTAACAACATACGCTGGGTATGGTTTGCGTTGTCTTACTGCTACTTGTGCGGCTCTGTTATATGATGCTGGGAAATTAATTACCTTGTCACCACTAAAATAATGTACTGCCTCATTCATAGGCTGTCCACTCTGACGAATTGGAATTTCATCCATGATTCCGTCGGGGATTCCAACTTCTAATCCACATGAGTTCAACATTTTAATAACAACTTCGTCGATACGTTTGATTCGGCCAGCAGCACTTCCGTACTGTGATCCTGCTTCGATAGGAAGTGAAACGATTAGTCCCTCATAGATGAAACCAACGGCTACATGCTTGTAGAATTTCGTAAGCGTAAACTCACCGTCAGCGTCTACCGTCACTTCACCGATATAGTTTCCATCGGCAACGACTGATACTTCCATGTTTTTAAACCAGTTAACATTAGTTCCATCAACTGACCACTGTGATGATTTAGAATCACCATCTGGATTAAGTCCTGTGCCTGCGTAGTACTGATCTAAAAACTTAGGGCGTCCGGCAGCTAGCTCTAGCAGAATGTTGTTGGCAGAGTTTTTATATTCCCATGGCTCAGACATTACCTCTAAAGATACGTGAGCTGTGTTATCCACGTAGCGCATAATAAGAGCGTATAAACTATTATTAAAAGAACACATTGATAGTAGGTAAGGCGCGGTGTTCCCAGTGTTGCCCCCAAGTTCGACTTCCATCCAAGCGTTAACTTGGTAGTCACGATCAAGTGTACAAATTAAAAGTTTACCGTAATCTGTCTTCGCACATAGGTATGAACTGCGTCCTTCAAGGCGTACTAGCTCATCCACGTTAGTGTATCCACCGTTTTCATCTAGTAAAAGATGGTCGGCTACGAAATTTAAGTCAGTCGATTTGAACTGATCTTCATTGAATGAATAAATAATATCGCGGATTCTTTTTCCCGCAGCTTGTACAAATGTAGAAAAATTATTCACGCGAACCGGCTGAACTGCGCGTGCACCAAACGATGTCGATGAATCAAACACAACGTCTGTTGGCCCAAGCGCACCTTTACTTCCGTAGCAGACGATCTCAGATTTCTCTGTATGTACCGTCAAAGTTTTCGCTGACGATAACGCTACGATGTTTGAAGCCTCGGGAGAATTTGGAGTAAGTGCAAATGATCTGGTATTATCAGAAGTAAATGCACTCGATGCAAAGCCTGAGATGCCAGATGTATTTGGCTCTGGGATTTCCTCGAAGTTAAAGAAGTCAGAAATACGTGAACCCCAGACTGTATCTGGGTATGTTTTACTTCCTCCAAAAATTAATCGACCTTGGAATGTTGTAACAGTTCTTGGGAATCCTTTTGTTTGTGACCACGCATGACGTTGCCAGAAAGATGTCGTGTTAATTTCTGATGCGTACACAAAGCCAGATGCCTTTGGCATAACTTGGTAAACCGTACCGGTCACAACTGTACCTGATGTGAAGCCAGTGATTAGAACTACGCCCGCACGCTTTGTACTGTTACAAAAACGCATGAAGTGCCCAGTCTCACCAGCTATGAACGTACCTGCGGCAGCGGCAGTAATCGTTACCGATCCACCGACTGTCATCGTACCTGTCACTGTCATCGTTCGGGTATTATCCGTTGCGATAAGCGGCTCCCACGGAGCAGCCTTCCACGCTTTGCCGCCTGTTAATGAAGTCAGGGGGCTAAGCTGGTACTGACCAATGCCAGTGTTATAAAAGAATACGTGAGGGTCATTTGCGCCTGTACCGTCTGCGATTACAAGGTAGTCACCAAGTTGAACAAACTGGATGGCACTTGGAATCCACGGAGCAAAAAATACCAGTGGTAAATTCGGTGCCGCACCCGATGGTAGCATGTGGAATTGGCTTGTCGTTTTAGAAACACAAAGCACCGTACTGTAAGCTGGGTTGTACGTGTTGTATGGAATTAATTTAAAATCATTTGTTACTGGATTAGTTAACATTGTGTCGTATTCATCTTGTAAAGTAGATGAAACAATATCTAACGCAGCAAATGCACCACGATACTGAGCACCGCCATGAACTTGCGATAAGAAATTTTTAAGCGTAGCACACGCTTTTGTGTACTGATCGGTGTCCGTACGCGAAAGCATTTTTGGCGACCAAGCGCCTGATGTGAAATTATTAAGGGGTAGATTGAACTTCATTAGTACCTCGCATTAAGCCAACTGTCTGCATACACACGATCACCTTGGGATTCTTGTCCGTCGAACGATCTTGCCTCTCTTACTCTCATAAGAAATTCTTGCATCAACTGCGCTTTAAGCGAAGCATTTTGTGTCAGAGAATAACTAATATCAGCAGCGATTTTAGTAGCAAGAGCTTCGGCAAACGCAGGCGAATATTTAGATGTGTCTGTTTCTTTTTTGATAAATTTAATTTTGGCTTCGGAATAGTTACACATGAAAAAGCTGCCTTCAACTTTCCATGGTGCATCCTGTGGAATATCAGCGCCGTAAACTCGAAGCACATCTTGGGGAAGGGCGAATTTATAATCCCAGCCAAAAACTGGTTCCGTCGCAGATGCTGCAAGTTCAACTCGGCTGGTTGCAAAGTTCCACGGGTGGGCGTAAAGAAGTTCATCCCTACACTTTTCGTATTGCTCTTTAACCAACCTTGCTTGTTCGCTTGATTCGTTGAGGCTAACAATTCTTTGCGCCCCAACTTTAATAAGGGCGCTGTTGCAGATTGATGTTTCTGTAACAGCCATACTTATCCCCTATGTTATTAGTTAACTACGAAAAGAACGTAACCTGAAATAGTACCAGCTGCTGTTGTTGCAGTAGTTGCTACTAATTGAAGGTCAACTTCTGCTGCTACTGATACGATTGTTGCGTATGTAGCTGCAACCGCTGCTGTTGCGTCGATACCAGATGCGATTGCATCAGCATCAGCTGTAACGATAGCTGCGCCTGCTTGGTCTTTTTCAACAGAGGCTGCGTAGCCTAAGTCTAAAACACCAGTTGTACCTAAGTCAGATACGTTTAAGCGAGTTTGAATTACTTTTGCACCCTTTGGTAATTTACCAAGTTTGATAATCTCATTTAGAGCTACCGCGCCTGCTAAAGTTACGTTGAATGCTAAGTGTTTTACGTCTCCGTTAACGTCACCAACAGCAATTTTGCTTGAAGGTACAGTTACGAAAGCTTGTTGATATTGGTCACTGTAATATGTAGCCATGATTTAATTCTCCTAATTTAAAGTTTAATAACTAATGAAAAAAGAAGCCGATTTCTCGGCCCCTATTGCTGAGACTACTCTTTGCAGATAATCTCTACAACTTTTTCTTCTTCCATACGAGTCGAACCGATAGACATTTTTGCATACACTTGAGTAGCGTATGATTTGTCTGCGCGTTCGCCGATTTTCGTTTGGAAATCTTCACCTTTAGTAAGTAAAAGACCGTCGTCTACGAATGCGAAAGCTGCGCGTGATCCAACAACAGAAGCTCCTGCACCAACAGCACCAGTTGCAGCTGTTGCTACAGTTGAAGTTGTTAAAGCTAAACGCTCTAAACGGATGAACTCGAAACCTACGAACTCATTTACTTCACCTTTTACTAACGCATTTACTGTGTTGTAGTCAGAAGAAGTAACTTCAGTTTGGCCTAGTAAAGAGTTGATTTGAGAAGACGCACATACGATGTAACGTTTTCCTTCAACTTCTTTAACATCCATCATAGATTTGATAGCGCGTAAAGTTTTTACGTTTAAGTTTGTGAAAACAGTTCCGTCATTTGCCGCATACTTTTGAGTATTTGGTAAAACAACTTCTGTTGAACCGTCTTCACCACCGTATGCCGAACCAATCGCGTTAGCGATGATTACGTCATCTTTAGAACGACCGAATGCAAATGAAGCCGCCATAGCGTACTCAGATGTAGGGTCGATTAACATACGGATTTTATCTTGATCGTCCACCATGTCAGCCCACTCATAGTCATCCATCGTTACACGACGTCTGCTGTGAGGAGTGTCCATTTGTGGAGTAGATGAGTGACGACCAGATTTTTTAGTCGCGGCAACTGTGCCGATGCGATCAAAAAACTGTGACTTACCTTTTTGAGATTCGTTACGAACTTTTGATTCTAAACGAGATCCTTTTTGTTGAGATAAATGTAAAATGTTTGAATTGAATTGCTGCACGAATGCAACTGTAATTTCTGCTGACATGTTGATGTCCTCCAAATTAAATAATTGATTTTAGTAACTTATTTTTTTGAGGTATCTGCATGCGCAGGCTCGGGGTGTTCAATCATTGCCTTGAACGAGCTTGAGAGGGCCGAGGAATCGGGTATCCTTGGCCCTATGCTATACTTTGCTTATTTCCTGTCAACAGGAAATTTCATTTCAAATAAATTTTTCGCTTCTGCGACCAACGTCTTGTGGCTTGGGTGAAGCTTATCAGAGTATGCAGGGTTTGCATAAATAGATGCGATCTTCTGGTCGATCTCTTGCGGAGTCATGCCAGTTGATGTGCCTTGTCCGTCTACGAATTTATGTTCTTTAAACATTTCTTCGCCGATTTTCGCAACAAACTTTACCATCTCTTTATCAGCCCCGTAGCCAGATTTATCGAAGTGCTCGACAAATTCTTTTCCACCGAAGTCAGATAGAACTTTCATTCCACGGTTAATATTAAGATCAAACGCTGATCCCCACTCCGTCTTTAACGCTTTCACATTATCGTCGTAGCTTTGTTTCGCGCTTGCGTTTAATTTTGTAACCGCTTCTTCACTTTGTGTAGCGTAGAAATCTGCCATGGCTTGAGCTTGCGCTGGCAAGATTCCATGTTTATACGCTTCCGCTGTGAAAGCTTTTTTAAAGTTGTCGTCTTTAATTACATCTTTAAATTTCACACCATTAGAATAGTCTTCTGGTTTTTCAGGTAAGCCAAGTTTGTGAAGAACTTGTCTGAACTCCTCAGGAGTTGTGTGCTTCGTAGGTACTGCGATTTTATCAGCGCCAATTAATTTCTGCGCATTGATATAACTGCCAGCTAAAGCTTCTACTGACGTAAACTTCGTGATCGAAGGATTATCTTGTAGCTCTTTAGGTAGGGAAGTAATCCAAGACGCAGATGCTGGGGGGGTTGAACCTCCCGCTGGTGGAGCACTGCCGCCAGCCGGTGGCGTCGCCGCTGGCGTTGCAGGTGGAGTTCCAGCCGAGGCAGCTGGCGGAGTGCTGAATAAATTAGTTGAAGCAGGAGGAGTACCTTCTGCGACCGCTGCGGGTGTATCAAATAAATGCCTA